ACGGGGAAGGGGCGCTCGTCGCGTTGCTCCTCGCCTCAAGACTCGTCACATGCATCAACCAGAAACACGGGAAGCATGACGGACAAACTACGAGAGGGGGCAAAAAGAGAAACGAAAAGGCTAAGACTGTGACCGGGCCTTGATACGGAAGGCGAAGCTGCATTCGATAGCCGTATTCGCGGGGAACTCGTCAGTCGATACCGTGGAAGCAACACTGAAGGTAATATCTATGTACGGATCATTACCTCCGACGGAATCAACGAATCCGGCGCGGATACCTCCTGCAGCATACGGGTTAATTAACCTAGGATTATATGCGAGAGTACTAACACATGGCGCAATCTGCTCATACCCGGGGTCACGGGGAGCCCAGTCCGACATTTCTATGATATGAGCGCCTGCAAACTCATTATAAAGATACGCACGGGAAGTCGAGATCCTGAAGTTGCCAATCATCATTCCGTCGTCGTTAGTCTCGTTATAGAGGACGATCGCGGAGAACTGATTCAGCGCCGCCGACGCGTTTACGAACTCGCCCCAGCTGAACTTCGTCCCTAGATCCGCGTTCGTAATAAAGTCCGCGATCTTGAACCCTGCGAGGGCGGAGACGGCGGAGGCTGCGTTCGTGGCCGCTTGGTTGGCCGTCGTTTGGGCCGCTTGTGCGGCTGCGAGGGCTGCGGCTGCGTCCGCGGCTGCTTGCGATACGGCTGCGAGGGCTGCGGCGGCATCGTTCATTGCCTGCGTGGCCTTGCCGTCGATACCTTGCGCAATTGCGAGAGCGTTCGCCGCGTTGGTTTCTGCGGTCGAGGCGTCGCCCATGGCTTGGGTCGCCTTGCCGTCGATTCCCTGCGCGGTAGACAGTGCGTTCGCTGCGTCGTTCATGGCTTGCGTTGCCTTGGCGTCTACTCCCTGCGCGGTAGACAGTGCGTTCGCTGCGTCCGCTGCGGCTTGGGCTGCGTCGGCCTTCGCTTGGGCGACATCATCTTCCATCGACTCGACAAGCTCTTGGATTTGGGCGAGGACGTCGTCCAGCTCGCTTTGGAACTCGGCGATCGCGGCGTCCGTGTACGCCTTCATCTGCTCGGGAAGGTCGACGATAACCTCGCTCAAGTAATTGAGGTAATCAGTCACGCTGCATAGGCGTCGGCAGATCTCAGCAATACGCTGTTCCTGCGATATGGCGCCCCAGTACAATTTGGGAAGAACCGGCGGGTGCATCATCAACCATGTACGATATGGGTAGAGCCATGGGTCGGCGCCTGCTATGGGCATGCGGTTACGGGTGCTCATTTGTTATATCCTTTCTAAAAGCCGTTTACATTTACGGAGACCAAACTGGAGAAACACCGTTCCAGTCTGTTCAATACGTAGACATCTGGGTCGACCATGTCTTGGAGCTTTGCGAGGGCATCGGCGAGGTTCTCGTCCCGTATGGTCTCGTACTCGTAGTCTCGCCCGTCACTTGCGTAGTCTCCGCCGCTGCCGTTCAAGAGCGTCGCAGGGAAGTCGCTGCGAATCTCGCGTGACTTGTGATACTCATCCGAGGCGGCGAGGGGACCCGACGAATCCTCCAGCGCCTTGTACATGAGCTTCGCTACGCGCATGGCGCTGTTTAGCGTGTAAATGAACTGCTTGCGCCATACCTCGGGAGGGATTGCCGAGATCTCGCGCATCCAGAACCTCGTGTCCATCATGTTCTGGAGACGGACGCGCTGCTCCGTGTCATACCAATCCCATGCGAACTTCTCGTCCGTCCAGTCTATGTACCCGCCGTCGCGCAGCTCTCCCCATGTTATGGTGACCGCGTTAAAATACATATTGTAGACATACGGGTCACCGAGGTCTTGGTACCCCTTGATTTCATAATCAAAGCTCGGAGCCATCGACGTCGCCTCCCATCGCTATCACCGGCGCCAGTTCCAGCGCTTGGTGTATCTTCGTTGCATTGTCATGTGCCCAGTATACGTGGACATCCATTCCAAATTTTTGGTTAAGCTGCCGAGCGGCCTCGCGCCTTGCGTTCAACCCGTCGAGGGCCATGAGTGAGGTAGGCATGGACTCGGCGAGGACCTCGTCCTCGATCATGCGTTCGGCCTTTTGCGTCAGGTTCTCGATCCCTAGGAAGCTGTAAACGTCGTTCCAGATACGCCGCTTGCCGTCGTCGAGCTCGTTGACAATTAAGGGAACCTCGGTTCCGAACGCCTGTACCTGTATCTCGCTCGTAAGTCCCTTGAGACCTAAGATCGCGGGTTCTCCGCCGGACGTTTGCTTGTAGACCTGTACGAGGTCGTTAACCTTCTCCTGCGGGGCGGTAATTAGCCATGGTCGTTTCTGTTGCTGTACGTTGATATCTGCGGCCCGGTCGTAGTCTGCGAGGCGACGGGCGTACATGTCTATCATCCCGATCGGGAACGCGGTTCGCAGTTGCGTGTTGTATACCAGTACCCCGTTCTGCGGGGTCACGTCGTAGCCGAAGCCGTTGACGCCGAAGGAACGCCACGAGCGCGGCGTCCCGTAGATGTTCGGGGTGCCGTTGGTGACGGCTTTCGTGGACGTCCACAAAGAGGCGCCCGTCGGGGTTGATATGGTCGCCACGCCTTCGAGGGCGAGGGTCTGCTCGAGGAACCTCGGGTCGCATGTGGACGGGAGACCCTCCCATCGGTAGCGGTTAACGGCGAGGGTTAGAATCCAAAGTCGATACGTGACGAAGGCTTGGTCGTTCATCCACGCGGACTGCCAAAAGGTTGAGTGACGTTTCTTGCCCATGATACCTCCTTAGCTGGGCATGTTGTCGTAGATCGAGACGGTGCCGATCTCGGAAGGGTCCTTCCAAATACGGACGCCCGCTTCGAATATTGCATGGATAGTGGACCGGGTCGACTCGTTGTTGTCTATCGAACCGATCTGCAGGTCTCCCTTCCATCGAGTGAAGTGCCGCATGGGCGTCCATGTGGATATGGCCCACTGCTGCCCTGCCATCGCGTACCCGTCTCGGAGGAACTTGTCCCCCGCCGCCGCTATCGCCCCGCGGTCCTGCATCCGTACGTTTACCCATAGCCCTTGGGGGCGGGTGTAGTTCGTCATGCTGCCGGACGGTTGAGAAAGAACCTTCGGGGAACCGAGCCTCGCCGCCCTCCAGGCGTTTGCGAGGGAGCTGTCCTGTATCTCCTTGCGCTTGCCGACGGAGAGGTCGGACATGCCCTTCGTCGCTGCAATTTGTGCCTTGTCGAGGTCCACGTCTCCCTGCAGTATCTGCGTTTGATAGAACTGCTGGAGCTGAAGCGAATCGGTGTCCAGCTGCTGCTGTCGGGCGAGCTTGTCCGTCTGCTCCTGTATTGCGTTGGCAGTCTTTACGTCTGCGGTTAGGTTGGACATGTTTGCAACGGTGTTGTTGTTGCTCATGGCCATGGTATAGGTCGCATGGATGTTCTTCGCGTTCTGCTTGGCTCCCCATAGGTTGAGCTGTGCCGTTGCGACGCCTGCGTCGGCGGACGCGTTGGCGTATCCCGCATGGTTGATAGTCGAAGCTAGGTCTATCGTATCGGTGACGCCCTGATGGACAAGCTCGGCCACCTTGTCGCCCGTCCGTCCTAACAGGATATTATCGACGTTATTCAGCTCGAGGGCGTTGGTCGTTAGGTTGCCGACGATGTTAACGCCGGAATCTGCCGTCTGGAGGAACCCGTCGATCGCAACGTAGTCCTGATACCTATGAGCTAGGCCCAGTGCGATTTTGTTCTCGGCGTTGGTGTATGAGGCCGAGGAATCGGCGTTAGACTGGGCGAGGGCGAATTCCTGCTGCGTGAGTCCGCTAAGGGTAGTGTTAAGATCCTTGTCGACGACTAGGTCGGCGTTTGACTTGTTTATCATGATGTTCAGTACGTCGTTGTCTGCCGTCTGCCCGAGGCGCAGCTGTGCCGTGTCGTTCGCCTGCTGCTGCTGCTGCCTCGCTATCTGCCGGTCGAGGGCCGCGCTCCGAAGATTGTAATTCAGGTTGTTGTTCTGTATGGCGAGATCGTACCCCGTCTGATTCGCAGTCGCTGCCTGCTGCCGTTGCCAGTATTGGGTCCAGTCGAAGGTCTTCTCCGAATTCTGAAGTACCATGTAGGTCGGGATGTTGTAGTGCCGGAGGCACTTGGTCCAGTCACCGTAATAATCAAAATCGTGACGGACGAGATTATTCCACCATGTCTGGGTGACGGCCGCGTCGTCGTTGATACCGATTCCGATGACATGCATATCTATCCCGAGGAACGGGAAAAGGATGGACGCGATCGTCGAGACCTTTATGTTCCCGCTGGTCTCCTCGATTGCGAGGGTCTGCCGCTGTCCGTTCTCGTCCACCAGCTCCAGCCACGAATATGGCATGGTATAGAGCTTCGTAAGGCCTACGTACTTGGTATCGGTCACGAACATAGTCTCGTCGAGTTGGATTACGTCTTCCACTACCTGAACGGGTTCGATGGTGTTGCAGGTGAACCCGACGAAGTTAAACGTGCCGTTAACGGTCACGTACCGCTTGGGTATGAGAAACACAGCTTGGATCGTCGGCATGAGTTGGGGGGCCTGCGAATTGACGGCCTCCAGAAAATTTGTAGCGTCGTTGGGTTCTATCGCAAAAACGGCAGGGGAGATTGCTCCCTCGTTCCTGTAGCCGTAGGTAGTAGGTACCCGCCAGTCGTTGCCGCCGACGGTGCCGGGCGAGACCATGGGGTCTGCCGTCATGGATATGACGAGCCACATGGGTCCCTGATTTACGATATGTTCCCGGAAGGCCTGCAGCCTATCGGACCCGCCGAAGTTGACGTCGGGGACGGTCAGCCATGTGCAGTGAGCGATGGGGGAGCTGAAGTATTCCGCGGGGGTGATGGCGGGGATGGGCGCATGGCCCTCATCGAGGAAGATGTACTCCGCCTCGATCTCGTGCATGTGTGTCGTCCACTCGTCGAGGATTATCCTGCATGCCGTTGCCGACGGGGAGCGGTACTCGATATCGGTGACGAAATAAAAGTAACGTTCCGTCTCGGGGTTGCCGTCCACCGTAGGTGTACGGGGGAAGTCGATGTACAAATAGTTGTATTTGTTTAGTAACTCGAAGGCGAGGGGGAGCTTGATGGATTGCCCGGGCAGGATGTGGAACTCGGTGTCCAGCGTAACCGCCTCGGCCGTCCACTCCTCGAACCATTCGTCGCGGGCTGCCTTCGTCTCCCATCCTCCGACGTTCCGGTACTCGGCGTCCAGCTTGACGTTGCATAGGTGCAGGACCGTGTTCGCCGTCCACAGATAGGGGTCGAATGTGACCTGCAGGTCGAACGGGTCGACGGTGCCGAGGCCCGGCCAGTCGTTTGCTTTTTGTAGATGCGGGAAGCGGTTCGACATGCTTGTTCCTCCGATAATGTGCTACTGCTAAGATGCCCCGCCCGGCGGCGGGCATGGGGACTGTGCCGGCCATGCCCGCCGGGGATGAGGGCGAAGGGGTTAGGAAAGCGTAACCGTGACGGATCCGGTTTCGGAACGGCTTGTCGCGCCGGAGCCGGACGAGGCACTGACGTAGACCCCGTTAATCGTCTTCGACCCGACAGTCGAAACTTGGAACGCCGACTCGGTGTCGAATACCTTGTAGAGACCGTCAGTACTTGACATGATGTAACGAGTCTCGGACGTGTCGTCAGTGTACCCTAGGATCATTCGACTATACGCTCCGTCGGGATCGTAGACCTTGACCTCGCTAACGCAGTACGCTCCTGCGTCGAAGGACCAGCTGGGGGTCGTCATGTCGACGGTCGTCGACCCGCCGTCCTTGATTTGCATGATCACTTCTTTGAACGGGGAGGGGGTGATGGTTATGGTGCCTGTTCCTGAAGTCGTCCGCTGCCCCTCGAGGGTGTAGCCGACCGAGACATCTCGCGAGCTGTATGCATTTATAGCGCTAACGGGGATCGTACCGGTAGTCCCGGAGATGGTGCCCTCAAGAACGCCCAGCTGGGTCCCAATCGTGTACCCGGCGCGGAGATCCGTTGCGCCGGACGGAAGATCCTCGACCACGATGGAGTCGAATTTTTGCTCTTGGATCGTTGTCGTCCAGTTAGCCTGCGACATGTCGACGATTGCGACGGTCACACCGTTTTTCTGGAGCTTGACCCTTTCGAAGGGGTTGACGGGGATGGCGACGGTGACGGGGATCGTCAGTGTGTAGGTCTCGCCGCCGGCGGTGATGGACAGGGCGAGGGAACCTTCGTTCCCTGCGGTCTCGTAGTCCGACGGGGTGACGTCGGAGGCGAATCCCATGAGGCTCCAGACGGGCTGCGAGACGTCGGCGACGGCCTTCGTCTCCGTCACATTGCCCGCCGTGACGGTTGCGGAGACGGCCGTGACCTCGGGGAGCGTTGCGTCGGAGGCCTTGAACATGTTAAGGTCATCAATTGCACCGAGGCCCGTGACGATGGTTGCCGACGGGTTGTCACGGAGCTGCTGCTGCGTGAGGATGATGTCTTCGGAGCTGGTGCTGCCTGCTTGGTTGATGGCCAGTCTCGTCAGGAAGTCGGGAACCGTCAGGGGAACCGGAACTGCCTCGATCGTGACGGGAACAGTCACGGTGTAGTCCTCGCCGCCTGCGGTGATCGTCACTACGACGGTAGCCTCGCCGCCTGCGGCCTCGTAGTCCTCGGCCGTGACGACGCTATCGAGACCGGAGACGGCCCACTTGTCGATCGAGAACGACGCCGCCCTCGTCTCCGTCTTCGTACCCGCCGTGATTGTCACGGACGCTGCCGTGACGGCGGGAAGGTCGTCTCCCGTTGCGGGGATGAACCCGACATAGGAAAGGGCGCCGCCCGCGGTCTCGTCGAAGGCCGCGGACGGGTTGTTCCTAAGCTGCTCCTGCGACAGGGTGACGCCGTCACCAGTGACGGGGTTGACATACAGGAAGCTTACAAAGTCAGCCCCGTCATGATGCCCCGGCTCGGGCTCGTCCCCTCCTGCTGCTGCGATGGTGAAAGTGACCGTAGTCGCCACGGGCGCCGGCGTGTCGCCGCTCGGGTTGTTGTAGGTAGGCTCGATGGTGACCGTGAGCGTCAGATCCTCGTTGCCCTTGTAGGCGCCGGCCTGCAGGTGGAGTCGGCCGAGACGGTCGATATACGTCCTGCTGTTGCGGACGGGGGCGCCGCTACCGGCGAAAGTCATGTCCCTAACGACATAGGCGTCGGGACGGACGGTGACGCCGTCAATCTCCTGCGCGCCGGTGATTGTGCCGTCGGAAAGGCTGCCCTGAAGCTCGCCGAAGAGGTAGACGCCGTTAACCGCGGCGGGGGTGCCGTCGCCGTTCTTGCCGGTGACCATGGCCTTCGTCAGCTTGGTGCCGGCGGGCATGGCCTCGAAGCAGCCGGAGCAACCGGAGCGGATGGCCTGCACGGCGTTTACGGTGTTGGAGGTCGTCAGGGTGATGGTACCGGTCTCGGTGCCGGCCTCGGTCGTCCAAACGATTGCCGGGACGAACGGGCTGCAAGAGATTACCTGCATTACCGTCAGATAGTAGTTCGTCGTCAGGGTCTCGGGGTTGTAGAAGCTCCCGTTCTCATAGGTCTGATCGTAGACTTGGAACCAGTCCTCCGTAGTCAACATAGCGTAGGCGCCGGGGATCGGGAACTCGTCGACGATAATTTGACGGACCTGCGCCTCTGCCTTCTCAAGGTTGAAAAGCGCTGCGAGGGTGTCAACGTCGACGGACGCCGAGGCCTCGGGGCTAATGAGTAGGACGAGCTCGTCAGGGCGGGCGAAAACCGGAATATCAGGCACGATCCCGGCGTTGTAGAGGGTCGACGGGAAGGCGAGCTTAGCCACCATGGTACGCAGTGACTTCAGGAACGCCTTGGCGCTGGTGTCGTCCTCGGGCATGGCGCCGTTGATCTTGAAGAACCCCCATGTGTTCTCATACCACGCGATCAGCTCTTTCATCTGAAGGTACTCGTCGTACTGCTCGGAGTTGATTGCGACGTCCATGATGGACGAAATGAGGGAGTTAAGCCCGTACTCGTCGGTAAAGGCGGTCTTCAACTCAATTTTGTTGACGGACAGGGGGTATTGATCAAAACGATTGAGCTGGTGTATCGCCTGCTCGACCTCGGGGCGGTGGACCTTCAGTAGGGTTTGGGCGTCGTCCTTGTAGGTGTGGGCCCTGATCCAAGCCGTCGCAAGCTCCTGCACGGAACCGCCATACTCAAGGGTCCCGCGCTTGAAGGCGGCGAGGGGGTTCCTCCAGGCCTGCTGCCGTGCATATACCAGGCCTATCCGGGTGAAGAGGGTGTCGATGAATTGGTTGTAGATCGGACCATTGAACGGCGAGAAAATCGCTTCCATGGTCTGCTTCTGGGTTGCCACGGTCGGTGACGGTACGCGCTGTTGATAGTCTCCCGTACCCTCCAGCCACGCCTTGGCAAGAATAGTACTGTTCTTGACAGCCATGAGCTGTTCCTCCTAATGTGTTATATAGTGATTTACATGCTGTAGTCGAGGTCTTCGAGGGCCTCGTAGACGTCCTCGACCTCGGGAGCGTCTCCGCCGTTGTCACGAATGACCGCTCCGCCGTCGATGAAGAGACGACTGAGTCCGTCGAGCTTCTCCGCAAGTTCGTCGAGCTTGGAGAGGACGTCGTCAATACGTCCCCTTGTGTCGTCGTCCTCGTCGCGGATCTCGTCTCGAATCTCGTCGTCGTCAATGTCCTCTGCGTCCTCGACGTTGTCCTTGGCCTCGTCGATGTCGGCCTCGTCGATGGTGTCACCGGTCTCCTCGGCGATCTCCTCGGCGATGGTCTTTTCGTCTTCCATGTCTGTTCCTCCCTGTTGTGAAAGTGGAACCGCCTAGCCCTTTCGTTATCGCTTTCGGCCCGGGCGCCGTATCCCGTTTAAGCCCGAGGCAGGGTTCCCCCCGCGGCATCCTCGGACTATGACCTCGGGACAACGGGGGCCGGCGGATTAACATAAAGTATAATCGATGTTGAAAAGTCCGCCCAAATTGTAGAAAACTTTGTTGAAAAGAATTTTTTTGATGATACCGTTCGCCGCCGATTTTATACCGTTCGCGGAGAACCTTCCGGGGGTATTTTTTTGATTTGCTACGCCGGCGACGTATACTTCTAATTGAAAGGCGGAGGGAATAGGCCCTCCCCGAAGATTGGAAGGAACCGATCATGAAAAAGGTAACCATGCAGGAGTTCGCAAAGGCGAAGAGGGAGCTCATGGATCTCGCATACGAAAGGTATGGCCACGCCATCGAGCTGTACGTGGACGACAACGACACCGCCGAGCCGGTCACCGTGAACGTGAACTGGGCGGCAATAGGGACGCAGACCCCCGAGGAGACGAAGCGGTTCGCCGACAACCTCGCCGAGGCGGCGGAGCTGGCGGAGACGTTCCCGTATAGCGGAGCGAAGCTGGCAAACTACGAGACCGCAGAGTTTTGGGACGACATGTTTTTCGTGATGGACGAGGAAGAGGAGGACGAAGTCCACATCGACATGGCGGACGTAGACCTCCCGAGGGTATCGGAACAGGGCCTCGACTTCATCGAGTTCAACGGGCATTGCGACGGGCAGTTCTTCATGTCCCGTAGCATCCCCGCAGCCGTGGAGCAGGCATGGGACCGGTGTGCAACGGGGGAACACCTTATCGTCGACATCGATGATCTCGACAACGAGGACGACCGGGACGAGGTAAACAGTCACCTCGACGGATATGGTTCCGCCCTCGCGCTAATGAGCAGCATCAACCAGCAGTACCGTCGGACCCCGGGAGACCTCCAGGTCAACATCAACATGGTACGCATGGAACAGCTCCTCGTGGATTATGCCATGGTATTGGACCAGCTCCCCGACGCCCCCTCGAAGTGGGCCATGGCCATGGCTTGGGCCTACACGATAGACCAACACCTGGAGGAGGATGAGTTCGTCCCCGGCGTCGGCATAGACAAGCCCGCATGGCTGGATCGTATGCTATCCGCCGAAGGGGACTTCGCAGGATACCATGTGACCATCATCTACACCATCGACAAGAAAGAGGAGGAATAGACATGGATGCAAGGGAACTGGCGTTCGCCCTCGACGAGGAAAGGGTCACGGCGGCAGAGCTGCGGGACGTCCTCGCATACATGGCCGACCGTATCAAGGACGGCGACGAGGGGCAGACCATGCTCGACAACTACTGGATCCTCAAGCAAGCACTTGGGGAGCTGGAGTATTGGGAGGGGACGGCAGCCGAACACGAGGCCGAAGAACAGAACGAGGGGGGCGTCGTCCCCGCCCCTGCCCCGTTCTCCAAGCTGTTCGTCATAGACGACAACCGCAAAGGGATAGCGAGGGAACAAGCCGTCCCCGTCATGTCGGAGACCGCCCGGGCGGTTCTATCGTCGGACCTGACGGAACAGGGGTTCTGCAGGGTCACCGGCGTCCCCGACGCATCCGTGACGAGCGGCGTGTCCCATATCTACTACAAGCCGCCCCGGGAGGAATACGTCCCCATGGCGGAGCACAACCGACAGCTCGACCTATTGTTCGCGAGTATACTTAGAGGAGAAAGATCATGAAATACGCAAGCATCAGAAAGCAGCCCGGCGGCCTCGACATCCTCGTCGCCTTCCCCGACATCGTGGAACGGGCCGAGCAACAGCTTCGATTCTCGTATGAGTTCCCCGAGGGAACCTTCGTTCCCATGTCGTATCAGGAGGCCCGCAAGGCATACGGGTCACGGCAGGTGTACGCCATGCCGTTCTCATGCGAGCTTTGTGCAGGGAAGGCCTTCCCCGCTACCGTATCCGCCGAGGACGCCTTCTTCCTGACGTTCGGGGGGACGGATTGGGAGTACTTCGAACACGACTGGGAAAACATAGGCTGGAGGTACGAGTGACATGGCACGGAAGAGGGACCCGCAGGCGGCAGCGTATGCCGCCCTTCGGCGCAGGGGAAAGCGTGAGCTGCGCCAGCTCCAGACCGAGTACGAGAACATGAGTACGGAGCGGCAGCAGGGGTACGAGGGCCGTCGCATCAAGCAACAGCAGGACGCGATCCGCGAGAGCAGCTCGGAAACCTACCTCGGGAGGAACGCCGACAAGGGCAAGCGCCTGGAGGCGAAGGAGGCGTCCCAACGTCTCGGGAGCCTGATCGGCGAGAGGGGGCAACGAGGACGGAAGGCGGCGCAGGAGCGGCGTAACCGTATCTTCAGGGAGCAGGTCCGAAGCGAGGAGCGCGGCGAGCAGTCGGCCATGTTCGGAGGTATGGCGGGCAAGTATCACTATGAGCGGGTATTCTACATGTCGACGCAGTCGATATGGAGGGGGCTGTCCAACGAGGACCGAGACGCCGCAATCATGCGTTATTTTGGGGTGAACGACCTGGAGACTGCGTATGAGATGGTACTGGAGCAAAATTCCGAGGTTTTGGCACGGATACACGAATCGTACGGAGACGAGTACGAAGCATGGGAAAAGGGATATAACCCCGAGATCGTCGCATATATACAAAACGCCATACTGTTCGGTCTCGACCGATAGATAGAAAGGGGCCGGCCCCCGGAAGATTGGAAGAAAGAACGGGGGCCGGCCAGCGACCGGAGGAGAAATTCCATGTCACTTAAAAGTATAAGCGCCTTCGCCCGGATCGCAAACCGGGAACGGGACGGCCACCGAACGGCCACCGGCATCGACGCCAAGCTCTGGGTTCTCCCCGAGTTCGCCTTCGAAGAGGCAGGCGTCCCGACGGAGCGTTCGTACGATCCTGACGGGTTCGTCGAACTCATACACGACGTGCAGACTTGGTGCAGCGGTCCCCGAGACGTCCCCGTTATATGCGTATGTGACGGTATGCTCGACCTTTGCCTATCTTGGCGGAACCTATGTTCCACATACAAGGTGACTACAATAGCGAAGGGGCGTTCGGACTTTTTTACCATATCACTGCACGACCGAGAGACCGACAAGGAGGTCGCCCGGATCTTTGACCTTCGGCATCTCATGCCCCGAGGCGTCCCGGGTATGGCCGAGCTTGTCGGCATGACGAGGGACGGGACCGCAATGCAGGATTGTCGGATCATGTCCCGATATGCCGCAGAACTCATTGTCCAACACCAACTGGAGGAGGCGAAGGGCGACGAGGGAACCGAGGAAGCACTGGGCTCGAGGGTCCTGACGTTGACGAGCTTGGCCCGCTACGAGGTCGACAAGGAGATCGGCAAACTCGAGTACGAAAGGAAGGCGGGGCGCCGCTACATTCTCCGAAACCTTCGTACGGACTACCTCATGGACGCAAAAGCCGAGGCCCCCCGAACCTACTACCAGTACGGTATCCGCAGGGCCTGCATGCGGGGCGGCTACGCGTTCAACGCCGCCACCGAGTCCAACAAGGTACTGGAGCGAACCGTCGCCATCGACGAGACCTCGGCCCATCATGCCCATGCCGTCGGACACTGGGTTCCCGAGGGGTTCAAGCAGCGGGGGGCGGACTGGCTGCAGGCGGCGGCAGAGCGTATTGTCACCATGCCGAAGGAAGTACTGCTCGCAGCGTACGCCGTCCCCTTCCTCGTCTACATCCATGCGGAAGTGGAGTTCCGAGGACTACGCCCGAAAGCGGGTAGCGTCTTCGAAGTATACGAAATAGGTCTCGCCCCAACGGCACGACTGGCGAAGGCGTCGGGCGTAATGGGAGTGGACAACGAGAGCATGGTCGAGGCGGAACGGGCGATCAGGGCGGCAGGGTTCCGAGACCGTATAGACGGGGAGGCGGAAGCAGCTTTCGGAAAGATTATGCGAGCGGAGTCCCTGACGACATGGGTGACCGAGCTGGAGCTTTGGTGCATGGCGCAGGCCTATGACTGGGACGAGATGATCGTCCATCAGGGAGAGGCGGCGACGAAAGCGAAGAGGCCCGACGACTACGCGATCTTGACTTCCATGCACTTTTGGTCGGACAAACAAAAACTCAAGGCCGACATATCGGAGGCGGAAGGCGAGGCGCGGCAGCGCCTCCGCGCCCGATACCGCGGCGAGGTAAAGCCGCAATTCAACGCGGTCGGCTATGGGCTACACGCCCGAGACGAGTACCGCCCCGGGTGGACGATAGACGACGAGGGGGCATGGAAGCTGGAGCCAGCGATATCGGAAGAGGACTTCGCAGAAAGGGCACCGAAGAAGCCTCGGGCATGGTTCAACTATGGGTCGAGGATATCGGGCTGGAGCCGGGTGCATCTGATAATCGCAATGGAACTAATCTTCGAAACGTTCGGAACCGACGCTCGCATCGTCGCAGGCGATACCGACAGTCTCAAGATACGAACGGACATTCCCGAAGCCGACATCGTGGACGCCCTACTCCCGCTACATCAAGCGACACGAGCAGCGATAGAGCGAACGACGTCTCGGGCGGCGAAAATGTGGCCCGACTACTACGACCCCATGGAGGGCGTCGGAGAGTTCGTTCCCGAAAGGACGGCGGCGACGTTCTACACGCCGGGGGTAAAGGAGTACGCACAGATATTCTCGGACGGCTCGTTCTCCCTAACTTGCGCCGGCGTCCCCGGCGAGGGCGAACACAGCTTCGGTTCTTGGCTCAAGATTATGGTCGACGAGTTCGGTCCCAAAATCTTGGAACGGGCGTTTGCTTTCGATATCCAACTTGCGCCCGGGGTCTCCCAACTGTCGGCGATAGACTACACGGAAGCCGCAGGGGACGAGTTACCAAAACGCAAGGGCATGCCGTATACTTTGAATTGTTTAGACGATCCCGACAACCGGCAGACGCTCGCATGGCAGCGGAAACACGGGCGGAAGGTGTACGTAGATAATCAAGCGATATGCAGCTGGACGCCCGCAGGCCCTCGGTTCACATATCGGTACGGCATAATAGAACCCGAGGGGGAAAAATGACAGACATGACCATCATAGGAGACGCCGCCATCGGCATCATGATCATGATATGCCTCGACATCGTTTCGGGGTTAGTTTCGGCGGCGTCCCGAGGCGAGATAACCAGCACGAAGCTGCGGCAGGGGCTATTGCATAAGCTCGGTCTCGTTATTGCGTTCGCCCTCGCCGTCGCCCTCGAATACGAGGAACACGTACTCCCAATAGGCATGTCGACGCCCCTCGTCGTGCCCGTCTCCGTCTATATAATTGTCACCGAGGCCTGCAGCGTATATGAGAACATCAGAACCATAAACCCCGAGTTTACTTTCACGGGGTTCGACGACCTATTCAAGAAAATTGAAAAGAAAGAGGAGAACGACCATGTCACGACCGAGAACACAGGAAGAAATAGAACGACGGTGGAGGAAGAAGAAAACGGAGCTGGCAAAAATCTACTATGAAACAGGGACAAGAGGTTCCGTAACGAACGTACTAACTGGAGAAACGTACACACCGCAAGTCGATGAAAGAGTAGAACAAAAGTTCGCCGAAGAGCGAAAAGAGGAGCAAAAACAAAACGCAGGAACAATTGCTCCGAGCAATATAGAAGAGTATCGTCGAAGAATGTTCCAATATCTCGGAGAAGGGGTACAACAATGAGTAACTCAAGCATGGTCTCATACACGAGACTGTCACCGAACTACACGCCGGGCCGAGGCGGAGAACGGATTGTGCGTATTACGCCCCACTATATGGCCGGCCTGTTGAGCTGTGAGAATTGCGCGTCTATTTTCGCCAACCCCGGGAGGCAGGCGTCCAGTAACTACGGAATCGGCCCCGACGGGCGCGTCGGCCTTTACGTGGACGAAAAGAACCGGAGCTGGTGTTCGTCATCGGGGTACAACGATAGGAAGGCCGTCACCATCGAGTGCGCGAACCTCCCCGACGGTTCCCTTACGCAGGCGACATGGGACGCCCTCGTCTCCCTATGCGCGGACATCTGCCGCCGCAACGGAATAGCCCGTCTAAACTACACGGGCAACGACTCCGGCAACCTAACCATGCACAAGTGGTACGGCAACACTGATTGCCCCGGGCCATGGCTATCCCATGAGTTCGGGAGGCTTGCGTCCGAGGTAAACGCAATCCTTGAGGGCGGGAGCGCCCCGTCGTCGGGAAAGGCGAAGAACAACACCAACGGCGGCAAGCTGGACGAGGACGGCGTCGGAGGCTACAACACGATCCTCGACCTCCAGTCCGCCGTCGGCGCGCCCTATCGTGACGGGTTCCTTTCGGGGCAGTTCCGAGGCAACGCGACGTACTTCAACGGCATCACCGCCGTCGAGTTTGACGGAGGGACGGGGAGTTCCGCCGTACGCAAAATGCAGGAGCTCATAGGCGCGGAGGTCGACGGCGTATGGGGGAAGGAGACTTCCCGCAAGCTCCAGGAATTCCTCAAGGCGCGTGGCTATGACATCGGTCCATGCGGGGTGGACGGATACTGCGGCGCCGACACGGTGCGTGCACTCCAGAAATGCCTTAACGACGGCAGGTTCCGTCGATAGGAGAAGAACATGAGCGAAGCGCCCGTCGCCGCGTCCGTCTACTATGATTGGGCGCGTACGTTCTCATATAACGCGGACGTCACCATGGTGATTACCGCGCGTGACCGCGGAAAGACGTTCGGCATACGCGCGGCCGCCCTCGACGACTACTTCAAAAGCGAACTGCGGTTCGTCGAGGTAGTCCGTCACAAGAACGAGCTGTCGGGCGTCATGTCGGGATACTTCGACAAGCTCGCCATGTTAGACCGTTTTAGCACGTATGAGTTCAAGACCGAGGGGCGGTACGGATACGTTCGCCCCGTCGCCGAGGATGGGGAGACGCCCGCCCCTTGGTCCGTTTGTTGCTACTTCGTCGCCCTTACGGAGGCCCAAAACGCGAAGAAACGGACGTACGTCCGCGTGCGTAAAATCATTTACGACGAGGCGTTAATCGAACCGGGAACGTACCTTCGGTATCTGCCGAGGGAGTGGCAGACGCTTGCAAACGTAGTCGACACGGTCACGCGCGAGACGGGCACCGGTGACGGCGTGCGTCCGCATCTTTACATGCTTGGGAACGCATGCGATCTCATGAACCCGTTCTTCAGTGTATGGGGTATCGATTCGATCCCACCCTACGGGTACAGCTGGCACGCGGGGAAGAAGGTTTTACTGCACTACGAGGATCCGCATGCGTGCGTTCTCAACCGCGCGGAAACTACTCTCGCAGGGCGCATGGCGAGTGGCACCGACGAAGGACGTACCGCTCTTTCGAACGAGTTCGTGACCGCCGCTGCCGATGATATTGGCGACAAACCGCAGGACGCGCGGTTCTGGCTTGGTCTCGTCTATATGGGCGAATCATACGGGGTATGGATAGACTGGGACGAGGGGTTCTATTACGTGAACAGGAAGGTTCCCAGTGACGCGCGGATTGTGTATTCGTTAACGCGCCGCGACAATACCGCCAACAGGTTGATCGCGCGGCGTGCGTCGCCTACCATGCGGACACTTGCGTCAGCTCACTACGATCGGATCTTGCGTTTCGACACGATAGCGACGCGCGAGGGGTTCCTCGACGCGCTGTCAGTTTTCGGCATCGCATGACGCATGAGGCATCAGCCCTTGAGATGCATCAGCTTTTCGTTTCTCTTTTTGCCCCCTCTCGTAGTTTGTCCGTCATGCTTCCCGTGTTTCTGGTTGATGCATGTGACGAGTCTTGAGGCGAGGAGCAACGCGACGAGCGCCCCTTCCCCGTAGCGAGCGTAGCGAGCGAAGGGGAGGGGCCG